TCATCTGCTGTTCTTTTCTTTGAATCTCAGCAAGATATCCATTTGCAAGCTGTGGCAAATTGATGATGCAGTAGTCATATGCCGCCCACAGAGGAATCAGGTCATGGTAAAGGGAATTGAAGCCTGGTGTTGAGGCATAAGAGCCTGTCGTATCGGTAAATGTTCCGGCTGTTCCTGCGGCATAACTACCACCATTGGCCACACTGTAATCAAAATGCTTTCCGGCACGTTGGAAGTAGAACTTACCACCACCTGTGAGCGTTACATTCACTCCGTTGTCAGGAGCAGGATAGAGGATTGCGGAGTTACCAAGTACATCGTATTCACTTGGCATTCCTGCCGTTGCAACATGTGTTGTTCGGTCAATGTCACCAAAGTCTTGAGGGTCAACTGGTGCGAGTTTTCTAAAAGTGCCGCCCTTATCTTTCACCGATACTCCGATGAGCTTTAACTGTGTTGCCGCAAATGCGTAATCAGCCTGTGAGGCTACGAGGTCAAATGTAGCGATGGGGAAGTCCGTGTTATTTGAATCATCCCATTGCCATCTTCCATCAGCTTGTAGGATGAGAGACCATACACGATCTTCCGACGGCTGAATGTAGCTATTCAGATTCGCAGCAGGCATTGAAGTGCTGTTTGTCTTTGTGAGTTCGTAGAACCTTGTTTGTATTCCAGCGTAATTCATAAATCAAAATGAGTAGAGACCTAAATGTCCTATTCTAATAGTGGGGTCGATGTAAGTATCGTATCCAGCGTCTCGTGCGACGTTACTGAACCAACCATCTTCTCCGTACACGAGTTGTCCTTGGGAATCTCTGCCGAAGTTGAACCAGGCACTTCTCTTTCCATCCGCGTCAACACCAAACTTCGGGTCTTTGAATATCGACAGGTCAATGAGCATCACACCCATGCCAGAGAACTTTGCCTTGTAGAGTTCGGTTGTGGATGCTTCCGTGAGGGGTTCAGATACCTTCTCTAGTGGGAATTTACGCTTGTTGTATTCCACGCCCACTATTTCTTTCCCATGAGCCAGTAGTGTTTTAATGATGTCGTGAGGGAATGTCATATCGCAATCAATGAAAAGTATGTGTGTTGCGTCTGTTTTGAGTGCCGCGTTCACTAAGAAGGTTCTGTTACTCACGATGTCGCACGATTGTCGCAGGATAAAATCAGTAACCAATCCTCCAGCACTAATGATTGCTGCACCTATCGAATGAGCTGTGTATGCGTTCATAGCACCCGAATCAGACACGGGGACACCTATAAATACTCGTGCGTCTTGTTTATCTGTCATATCTTGCCCTCCTCACCGAGAAGAGCAAAGATGACTTACAAACTAGCTGTTTACGTTGACGTCAAAACTTACCGGGGCAAGGTTTGTTGGTGTCAAGAAGCCGTAATCCAAACGAGAGTGAATCTGGGTACCAGAGAGAGAACCAGCCGTCGAAGACGAAGGGTTATCTTGTTTGTATATCTTTCCGAATGTTGACGAAAGGATACCGAACTTCTGGCACTTGCGTACACCCGCTGGGATGTGGTTTGCAGTGTGCAAGGTCGAAACGTAATGGAAGAGACCCATAGTCTCTTTACCAATTCGTCCTTTACCGCCGTCACGGAGTGCCTCATCTGCGAAGGTGAAGCCCATTGACTGCATGTACTGAACGAGGAACGTCCACTGTTGTGGCTGCCATTCGATGAAGCCGCCGTTTTCCATGTACAAATCCCAACCGTTTGCGGCCTGGATTTGCTGGATGATACCGCGAACGATGTCGTCGATGTTGGTAGCTGATGGGGTGATTGCGGTGGAAGCGAGTCCGAGAACTCCACCGCCTGTATCACCGAAGTCTGTACCGTCAGTTACGAAGTTAGCAAGTGAGAGTGCTTCTGCACGCTCGCCGAGCTTCTTACCGAGATACGTACCCATCTCACTCATATCTGCGTAGTTGGACTGCGCCTGATCAGCGTAATCCTTGTAATCAGAGATGATTTCCGCGATGGAAATGGTGAGAGTCTGGTTCGACTGGGTGTTAACGGTGAACGGAACAACGCGAGAGAGAAGCGAACGACCAGCTTGTGTGTTGGTCAGTGTCGCAACAGCTCCTTCGTTAGCCGCTGACAGAAGAGGGAAGTTATAGGTCATGGTGTCTGTGTAGACAACATCGTTGATATCCTTCCAGTTCTGTGATTTGTCGAGTCTGCGGGCGAGTTTATTCGCCCATAGAGCTTGTACTATGACTGTTGAATCTGTAGTGACTCCGCACGTATATGCCTTTTAATGCAATTTAGTGAAGAATCGTTTAGTGTTTTTTTAATGCATTTTACCGTTGCCACGGTGGGAGTCTGTCGTTTCCGGCTTTTGCTATCGAGTCTACGACTGCGTTAGCGAGTGCTCGGTCATCGGGCAATACTCCCGTCTCCTTGAACTTTGCGGCGGCAGCGGCGACATCGCCTACCTGTCCACCAGCACGCTTAGTTGAACTTGGTGTTGCACTTTGGACTGCCTTCTTGTCTGCGATGGATTTGACCTTCGCAAGTGCGTAATCATCCTTAATCACTTCACGATGGGACATGCCCGTCTTTTTCATGATTCCGGCGAATACATCTACTTGGTCTTCGTCATACCCTTTCAACTCGAAGAAATCCTGCTGTGCTTCACTCAGTTCACCTGTGGTCTTTTCGATTACCTTCTCTACTTTTTTCTCCACTTTAGCGTCAATCTTCATCCGTTCGATCTTAGCTTCGGCCCTTTTGAGGCGAGCACTAAGTTCTGCTGATGTAGGTTCTGCGGTGGTTTCGGTAGTTTCTTCGGAAGTTTCACCTTCCTTTTCAACTACTTCCTCGTTGGCGACTGAGGTGTCTGTTTCATTTGGTTGCATAGGAATGATAACTATATTATTGCTTTTTTTGGCGGAAGCATAACCGCGGAATAATACTTTTGTTACAGAAGCATAACTGTTTTTTGGCGTAAGGGCCGAGACTCGAACTCGGATCTTCGGCGTGACAGGCCGATACCTTAACCCTTAGGCCACCCCCACTTCGAGCCTGTGAAGGCTCAGAATGTCAAAGAACTTTAATCTCCGTGAATCATCTCGTCGAAGATGACGGTGACGAGATTTTGAGTTGTGCGAATGAGAGTCACTTTCGCCCAGTCAGTTCCGTTCAGAACGAGATCACCACCAGTTGCTTCTGCAATCTGAATGTCAACACCTGCATCTTTTGCGGCAAACGTGATTGTCGCGGCCAATGTAGTTGAGGCATTGCGGAAGTAAACCTCTGCCGTGTCTCCCACGTTCGGAATGTACGGGAGAGTTGAAGTCGATGAAATCGACAACGTTGTGTTTAAGTTTGGCAACCAATTGATGACCTGTGGTGTTTTCACAAACTCTGACGCTACAAGCGTGTACGTTGCTACTGCACTTGTAGTAGCGAGCACACTTCCTCCAGCCGTTATGCCCTCACGCGCAAAAATACGGCTTCCGAAATCATTTCCTGCTGCTCCGAATGTCTGATTAGGAAGAACACTGACTGACACATTCCCTTCGTGGGACATCCCTCCGAGAAAGGCAACAACCGCCACCAATACACCGACGATACTTGCCAATAACTTTGTTGATATAACCATGTTTATTTCTTTTTGTTTGTAATCTTGTGAACAACCTGCTCGACCTTCGTTGTTTTCTTTGAAACTACTCCGAGTTTAGCGATAACTGTGTCTCGAACTTCATTTTGAATTCTTGCCATGTAATTTTACTTACTTAATAATTATCTGAACGTAACCGTTGTCGTTGGTGCTGTTCCAAGTATCTCTACGAAGAGGCCTGTTTGTATTGCCTCATCGAAGACATAGGTTCCAGCAACTAAAGAGGATGGTAGGGAGGCGAGGAGAATGGTTGAGGTCGCCTTGTTACCTGTTCGTCTTGTGACATCGGTTGTCGTCGCGTCATAGAAGTTCAGTGTTCCAGCCACCGCACCTTCGATGATGACGGAACCGAAAGCCCCTGTACCAACCTTAATGCCACCAGTTGTTCCATTACTGTTTGGGGTAGTTGTCGCGCCGTATGCAGCACTTGCAGCGATATTTACCCTGCTGTACTCCTCGGTTTGAGCAACACTTCCAATTACCGTCGATGGCCTTGTGTTGATTGCCAAGAAGAACACGAGTGCCGCAATTATCGCAACAACTATTCCTGAACTGATAAACTTGTCGGTCATATTGATTTTATTGTTTAACTAACGCTTTAATAATAGCACGCACTTAATACACTGAATTTTGTATGTCTTGTGGTTTTGGGGCGGTCTTGCACGCTTCAATCTGACGGAAAGCACCCTCGACCCTTTGGATGCCTGAAATCCTTGCGCGTGTGATCTGCCCCAATAGCTCATCGGACGCTCCTTCTGCGTAGGGTTGTTCAGCGAAAGCCTCCAGTACAGCTTCTTTAGTGGCCGCAAAGAGTTCGGTGTTATCAGCAAGTCCACGGAGAACGTCCTTACGCATAGTTTGGTTGTGCTGGCTGAATTGGTGACGGTTGGAGCTGAGGTTGTGGTTGAGCTGCCTGTTGCATCTTCTGTGCCGTCTGTTCGATTCCGGTGAAATCTTGTGGGTCTAAACCTGCATACTCAGCTACCTGATTCCAACCCTTCGCCATACCAGGAATCTGCATGACTTGTGCGAAGCCCATAGGGTTAGCAAAGGCAAACTTGATGAGGTTGACGTACGCATCGGCTGCTTTGCCAAGGTTCTTGGACTTTCCTGCTACCGATACCTTGGGGACAAGTGAGAGTCCTTTAAATTCTCCCTTGAGGGCTTCCAAGAAGTGTTTGTTGCCTTTCTTTTGGAAGTCTTCGGTTACCTTCTGCTTGAATGCATCGAGCTTTTCAGGTGTAGCGTCCTCACCGTCCTCCAGTACCATGCGCACCGCCTCTTCGTTTACCGCATTTCGCACAACACACTCCTTTACGTACTGCAATTCTTCAAGGGAAAGTTCTGAGAGCCATTTCGCTCCTTGTGTGATTTTCTTGATTATCTGTGGAATGTAGTCATCTTTGTAGATTTCCTCGATGTGTTTAGCGAAGATTCCACGGCGGTAATCGTGTAAGCCCATTCCTTGCTGAATCTGAGCTTGGAGTGAGGCAAATGGTGTTCCGGCTGTTGGTTCACCGCCCTGAAGTGGGTCTTGTGCGGCTCCCATCTCCTTAGCGTGCATGTCTTTTTCTTGCGAGAAGTTGTCAAAGAGTCGGAAGTTGCGAGGGAATGTGTCGATTTGTTTCAAGTCGCCATCACCAAGGTCGAGTATTTCATTATTCTCAAGGCTATTGGTGTTGTTCTTTTGGGCGATTATCGAAGAATTAGTGCCTGTAGCACCAAGAATTGTCTTGGAAGCTGAGTCGAGCATTTGTATCTTGAGCACTTCTGCGTAGTTCGTCCCCAGTTGGTCGTCGAATAGCTCTTCTGCACCACCGAAGTCGAGTGCGCGGCCGAATGTTCCCGTTGTTCGCTGACAGAGTTTGAATGGTGACTCTGTCTCAGGTGCTGAATAAAGAATCACTCCTGTGTGCCCGTCTACTGAAGCTTTTTGATAGAACGCGACGATGAACAAGCGTGTTTCGTAATCACCTGAGTCGTCCTGTCTGTCTGCATACCGCTTTGGTAGATTGCCGTGGACTTCGTATATCTCTATGTATCGCCCTGGTGTTGAAGCAGTGGAGCCATCAGTGTTGTTATCCTTCTTCTCCTCACGTGAGAGTCTGATGAGTTCCTTGAGTGACACAGTTGCCCCCTTTGATTCATCTCCCCATCCAACCTTACCCATATCGAGCAACTGGTCTGGTGAGTAGTAGTGTTTGATACCTATTGGGCCGGAGAGTAGGTCGGTCTGATCGCAGAATACGATTGATTGGAGTGGCACGACTTCACGCCCATCTTGGATGCGCTTTGAGAGGCCACCACCGTAGTCAATGCGTGACTGGTTTAGCTTATCAAAGAACGTATCGAGGTCATTTTCCTGCACAAATACATCATCGTGGTACTTCTTTACGAGGAAAGAGAGGTGAAACTTCTCCTTATCATCCACATAGATATCAACATCCTTTACGTCGATATCTTCTGTACGGTATTGGAGATTGAGAATCGGCCTTGTAATGTTGCGTACAAAAGTCATCTTCGTTTTATTACCAACGATATCCGAATCTCGGTACAAAGAACTCCGAGTTATGTGGTTGACCATGCTCCACTCCTTTGTCCCCACAGGAACTGGTCGCTTATAATTCGACTCAGAAGCCTTGATGTATGAAAAGATATCGTCCGCCTTGTTTAAGTCGCTCATATTATGTAAAGACTCCTAGAACACCGTTAGCTGAAACTACGCAGTGATTCACACCATCAATCTCAACCTCGTCGATGGCAAAGAGGGAAAAGAGTATGCGGTCGCCTTCTTTCACCTCGTGATTTCCTACCACGACAGTCCCGATGACAGGTCGCTCGTTCTTATTCTCAGGCAGGAGAAGACCAAAGGATGTCTCCGTCTTCTTTGGGTCAGGGAGCACCACAATGCGATTACTTAATGGACGTAGCATGGTTGGATTTTCTTACGAAGCTCATTACTGTTTGATAATACGATGAAATTGTCGGCCTTGCGCTTGCCCCAATCACCTAAATCACTCCACGGAATGTTACGGAACTGTGACTTACTGGTATCTACAATTAAAAGTCTTGTCCCCTTGTATTCTTTTTCTTTGATAACTAGTTGGTCGGATTGTTTCATTTGAGAAGTACTTCTAATTGGTGGGCCTGTATTGGTTGGAAACCATAGCGGAACAGGCGTGTTGCCAGTGGAATAGTGAGAGCGCGGGTGTGCTTCTTGTCACCCTTTATGATAGTCAGGACTGACTTAGTTGTTATCTTGACCGGCTTTGGCATGGCGCGGATAGCTTCGAGCATTGTTGCCCCCTTACCTTCTAGGATAGTCTTATCTAATTGGAGTGACACATGAAACGTCGGTGCTTTCTTCTCTTTAGCTTCTTTAGAGGGTTTTGACATATAAAAATAATAGCACACTTAATAGGCGGGATTTTCTCGTGCCTTTTGTGCGAAACGTGGAAGTGCATCGAACATCTCTTTTCTCTTGATAAGAGGCACGAGTGATGCCAGTCCATACATGAACGCATCCATACCATGACTCCATGTGTGGTCAGGTTCGTTGATGATGCGGCCCTCTTTATCAGTTTGCCACATGTAATTCCTATACTCTTTGATGAGGTTGATACTCTGCTTGGTGACGCTTATCTGCTGGTCTTGGGCCATTTGAATCCTTTGAAGGACTGAACCTGGGCCTTTGGTGGTTGGTTGCACGTTGATTTGGTAGCTCTTTATCTCGTCAATACTCTTTGGCTCGGCACTGTCAGCTATCACCATTGCCTTCTTAGGTTGATTGAGGATTATGTCTGCTATTTGTTTGTTCGATAGCCCTTTGGCGTGGGTGATTTCGTCAAGAATGTATCCCCCATTGTAATAATAGATTGCGACAATACTTGTAGGGTCATTGGTATATCCAAAGTCGAGTCCATATCTTTCCAGTCGCGCTTCGTGAGGTATTGAATCAATGATTTGCCAGCCTGTGAGTATCTTGCCTTCAACCTCTCCAAGTTGGCCGAGTCCGTAGACCTTCCACCATCCCGCGCGGTTCTTTCTTTGTTCGATTGAGGCGACGATTTCCGGTGAGAGTGCTTCATTGTCACGGTACGTTAGTGTTAACTCCTCAATGTCAGAGCGTTTACCTTTCAGCTCCTCATAGTAGTAAAAGCTGTTCGTGGGATTCCAATCAAGAAAAACAAACTCCTTGGTGCGCACTTCAAGTTCCTCGAAGGCCATGAATGGGACGTTGTTTGCCTCATTTATAAAAAGTCTATCACGCCGAGCACCACGCACTTTCTCTGGTTGATCTACCGAGAAGAACTCTATCTGAGAGCCTGTTTCAAAGGTATAGATACTGTTTGACTCACTCCACCGCGAGTCCTTGTAGTAGTTATGCTCCTTTAGAATGTTAAGGAAATCGCGCAGACAACCTCTGCGAAGGTGCGGAAAGGATTCTGCGACGACACTTGTTAGCGTGGGTGTCTTATCGCTCTGGGCACGCGCAATCAAATACAAAAGGATTGAGATTGTCTTACTCGCAGATGTGCCACCAGGAATCGCTCTAATGCGTTTACTGAGGCTCGTTATCTTCTTTGTGGCCGTTGTGAGGCTGAACATTTATTATTGGTTGTGGCAGTTTCTCTCCACCACTCGTAAGGTCAAGTTTATCACCATATTTCTTTGGTTTCATCTTAGACATTACCCATTTGAGGTTGTCTGCCTTTAGTTTTACAGCACTAACAACCGCATTAGCGGCCTTTGGGTCAACGTTTTGAGCCAACTCTTGAGCTTCGTCACCTAATTCAAGTAACATTTCGTTCTGAGCCTCAGTTCTTTCTTCTGTCGCGCGCGCGTATTGCTTGCAGAATTCTTCGTCAGTCCGCAACCATCTAAATACTGTAGACATATCTGGCATTTCATCTGGGGCGCACACTGATCGCATGGAGAGTCCATTTGCTATCTGTTGGCAAACCTTGTCCCCCACTTCCTTTGTAAATTCGCTAGGGCGAGCCATATTATCCTTAGTTTATCATGGGTTACCAGGTAGTTTGTACAGTACGTGGCTTACTGTCTTTCTTTCATCTAAGCAGGGTTGGCATGTGTTGTAATCTTCATCTCGGTTTATTACGGGGCGGGACTCACACCAACTGCAAACTTTTGGGCGGGACTTTTTCATATTTCAATCAGTTTTACACCCATGAGCATCTCCACCTTTCCTGTTTTTATAGCTTGGGAGCCGTATTCTGTATTTCCACAGTTTGCTCCGACGAAATAAGCGGCCGTGAGCATTTCAAATTCATCTACCTCAACCTCTCGTATACCCTGTCTTCTTGCTTCGCGGCATATATCATCAATGTTCGTGGGGGCGATTACATCTACCAAATCCATTCCGCCTTTCCTTGCTATTTCCATGAGTCTCATATTACTTTCCTACATTTAAGCTCCAGCTTCTAATGTGATCGCCTCGTTCTTTTTGGTTTGTTGTTAATAGCTTCTCTTGTTTGTCTGAGTAGCATTTGTGGAATGTGTGGGGGATTTGGGGGCCGAGCCACCTGAGAGCGTTTAGTGTGGCATCGTACTGTGCGGCTGGTTTGGCTTGATATTCCCTGCTTATGTCTCTTGCGAGTTCTGATCTGATTGATGGTTTGCTCATATCTCTAGCTTCTCTATGAGTGATGTGAGGGCAGCTTCGTAGTATTCAATGATTTGGCTGTCGTATGGCGTATTTCCAAGTCCTGCGTTGCGCCAATTTATCCCCTTCACCATCTCAATCACAGCCTTTCTATCGTTTGTTCTTTGGGTGGTGAGGAGGTTTCGGGTATGCGAGCGAAGTGTGATGAGCGGGTCTTTACCTTTAAGGATTTTCTCAAGTACGGCGATTGTTGTACCCTCCCACTCACTCTCATTGGAGGGTGGTATGATGGGGGTAAGGCTCTCTTGTATGCCCGTCACCTCTCGCACACTTTCGCCCTCATCTTTGGGGGCGATTGTTGTTTCTCCACCTGTACAGTGAAAACAATCTTTGTCGGCGCAGTAGATGACTCCCCTGCTCGCATTTATGCACTGAGCAAGCTCTTTCTTGTGACAGGGGCAGATACAGTAATATCCATTCGCATTCACAGGGCATTTGTCATGCTCTCCTACAATGCACGCGCCGTTCGTTTTTC